AACTGCTTTCATACTTGTCCAAATACTTGCAGCTTTCATATCTAAAACTAATTGGTTTACTGCTGTTTTTTCAGTACCCGATAAAGTGCCACCTGCTGCTGTTACTCGTGCAAAGAAAGCTAATGCATCTGCATCAATGCCAGCTCCAAATACATCTATTCCAATTCCTAATCTTATACTCATTGTTTCGCAATATTATTTATATTATTATTATTTTATGTAACTAGCTATCAATCTTTATAAAATGACTACCATTATCCCTATGCATTTTAAACATAATTAGGCTATTTGTGCCTATTTCCTCAGTTGGTGTAAATGAATCAAATGTTAATGTAGTTGAATTTGCAGCGCGATCAGCATTTGCAACTAAATCAAAGCTTGTACCTGTTGCAATATTTATCAATACAAATTTATCATTATTATCTAATTGGTAATAAGTAGCTGAACAAGTCAATGTACTTACTGCAGCTCCACTTGCTAATGGTTTATTTAACTTAGCAATCAATGGCAAATAAGGTAAAAATAAACCTATAAAATCATTTGTATATCTATTATTATTAGCAGCTATACCATTAGCATTCATAATAGCATTATTAGTATATTTATTTTCATTTATTAAAGCTGCAACTTGCTCTTCAAGTTTACTTATACGTTGTGCATCTGTCATATTTATCCTATTAAAACTGTATCCTGCCAATCACCAGTTGCCACATTTGCAACTGTTGTTATACTTGTTTCATCATATTGTAATTCCCACCATTCACCATTCCATTGGTTACTTCCTGCATTGTAAGTAGCTTGTTTTAGATGCCATTGCTTACTATCATAAGTTAACAATTGATGTGGGTAGTAATTACCTTTTATCGTAGCTGTAATTATTTCTTTTACTGCTCTATTTTGTGCAAGTGCATTTAATACAACCAATTCTAATAAACTAAAAGTTGATCCTATTGATAAACCTGCAATCCAATTTGTAGTAACGGGATTAGCTCCATAATTAACTCGCATTAAACCTTTTTCTGAACCATTACTATTATCATACAAATAAACTGTTTCTATTTGTTTTTCAATTGGATCAAATGGCTTTGGGCTTATGGTTGCTCTATAAGTTGTCGTATCACCTGCAACTCCGTTTTCTAAAAACAAAACACTTACTTTACCTTTAAAATATGCATCACCTGCAATAGGAACACCAGGAGCTACTATTGGATAAACCCCTTCAAAATAACTCCAATTCTCAACATATACTTCAGTAAATACAAAAGATGGAAGTACTGGAGTTAATAATGATCCTGCTAATTTACCATCAAAAAATAAACCTGTTAATGGAAAGTTTAAAACAACAGTTGAACTAGTTAATGTCCAAGTAAAACTATTTCCTAAATTTTTTAAATAATAAAAAGTACCTGCAGTGTTTTTTATTTTTACAATAAACTTCTGCTGAGTTAATGTAAAAAAACTTGGCAATATTCTAACTTTACCATAAGTAGCATCTTCAATATAAATATCGCCTGTATAATTAGACTCAGTATCAAAATTTATTTCTATTTTGTTATTATTCCCACCTGTAAACCTAATACTTTTTTGAGTACTAGCCATATGGTTAGTATTGTCTAAATCTTTTTTATTTTCAGGTACTAATAAACTATTTAATCTTGGTTTTTCAGCAAATACAGTGTAATATGGTCTTATACCTGCATAGCTTCCGCCTTCTAATATCTTTAATGGCCCTGAAGTATTATCAACTGCTTTACGTGGGCTTACTGTTACTGTTGTGTTGTTATTGTTATCAATTCCACGCTGGTAAAACTTGCTAGTTGAATTAGCATAATTAGCCATTTGAATAGCCCAAAATTTACCATTACTTTGGATTAACCTACATCCAAATATTATACAAATAGTTTTTAAAACTTCAATGTATTTAATGGTGTTTTCGGTTTGATCTTCATTTAATTCAGTAAAGTTTGAATCATTTGTTAATATATCGTAAAGAATATCAGTATTAGGCCTATCCAATAAAGGAATAGTTGTTTCAAACCAATTTATATTATGCAAAAAATAATAAAGAATATCACCTGCAAAATCATCATAAATACCAAGCTTTGTTAATGCTGCATTCATTAACGAGCGCAATGGATACTCTGCTACTACTTTTGGTGTTGCTGTGCTTAAAAGCTCAAAAGGTAATTCATTTAAAAAAGCAAAATCGTTTGCAGTAACTTTAAAACTCTTTCCACCTTCCAATGCATCATTATTCCAAGTGCTTTGATCCTGCACCACATTACCACGCCAATAATTAACATAAGATCCACTTACTTTTTCTTCTATTATAATATAATATGTTTGGCTATTTTGCGCAATCATATTTTTTAAAAATGTAAATAATGTTGTATCGTTACGAGCTGCGCTTTTAAATAGTTCAATATTTAAAGTTAATTCACTGCCTATAATTGGGCTGTAATTTTCATCAGCTCCCGAATCATAACGCAATTCAAAAAAATTAGAATCTAATATAAAATCCGATACAATTGCACCGCTATAAGTCTTATCATATATTGATATTCTATATTCATATCCATCAATACTAAATCCGCTTGTTTGATACCTTATAGCTCCCATTACCCAAATCTTAAATTACGATTGTTTTTACTGCCACTCTTACCATTCACAAAGTTTATATCATTTCCACGTACATAACCTTGAATTACTAATTGACCGCTATTTTGGCCACCAATGTAGTTTGAATTTGGTGCTAATGCTGAATTATTACCGCCACCGCCAGCAGGAGCAGGAGCAGGAACAGTTCCACCACCAATACCATTTGAAGCAACTGCATTTAAAGCAGCACCACCTGCAATTAATAAAGCTCCTGCAGCAATAGCAACAAATGGATTTAATGATTTTAAAGCCATATCTAATCCAAGCATACCAATTCCGACTGCTAATACTGCTTCTCCTAATTGTACCATTATAGTTCCAATTGATTGTAATAAAATCCAACCTAAATTATGAAATGGATCTTTCATTCCACCAACTGCAGAACCTATAGCTTGTGATAAAATACTAATTGTTCTTACTGCCATTTGTTCCATAGCAGTATTTATAGCATTTTCTACATTTTTTATTGATTGTTTTATACTTGCTTCTAATTCTTGTGTATCTATTTTAGATTTAATTTTATATGTTATTTCAATAAATTTTGGTGCATTTAATCCATTTGCATCTTTTTCTGAAGTTATATCTTTAGGGCCTGCAAAAGCATTAATTAATGCTCTAGTTGAAATATTCTTATTTATTTCTGCTAAATCTTTATAGTTTTGTTTTGCTAAGGCTAAAGCTGCTTTAGATTGATCTTGATCGGATTTAATTTTATTTTTATTGGCAAGTTCAATTCCACCAATTTCTTTTGTTAGTCCTAATTGGATTCTGCCTTGCTCAATTTCATCTTTAAGTAGTTGTACTTTTGCTTCTAAACCTTGTGTGTTTTTTTCTTGTATAATACCTAAATCCGCTTCAGTCTTTTTTTGTCCCCCTACTAAGGCAATTAAAGCATTTTCTGTTTTAAGCCTTGTTGTTTTTAAAGCATTATCTTCTCGTATTTTGTCGTTATGGTCTTTGTATTGTTTTATTAAAGCATTAAAAGCACTAACCTGAGCTTCTTTGTTTCTTATTTGTACTTCATCAATAGTAACACCTTCTTTTAAGGCTGTTAATTCATCCCTTAAAGCTATTGTTTTTTGTACTAATTCTTGTTTAGAATTTCTTATTGCTTCAGCATATTCACGTTCCCTTTGTGCATTAAGGGCTAATTGTTGCTCATTTTTTTGTAAATTATTTCTATACTCATTTACCGCATAAGCAATAGCACCGATAATAAGAACCGCTCCACCTGTTGCAAGTAATAATCCTGCACTCATTGCTGCTATACCAGGTATAACTTGACGAACTATAACCGCATTTAATGCTGTAAAGCTTGCACCCATTTCTTTTATTTGGGCTAATCCTTGAGTTAATGCTAATGCGCTTTGAACTTTAAGTAGCATCTCTTGTGTGGCTTTACTTTCAGTTCCAAGCAACCCCATTGCACCTGTAACAATACTTGCTGCACCTGCTGCGCTTTGCATTGCACCTGCTACAACTGTAAATTTAGAATCCGCACTAAATGCAGTGATTACAGTATTTATATCACCAATCTTATCTTTTAATTCCCCTGCTCTTGATGCACTGGCAATAGCTTGAGTACTCATTATGCCATACTTTTCAGCCATAGCTTGAGCATCTTGTGTGGCCAATCTTAATTGTTGGCGCATTGTTTGGACTTTATCGCCTAGTTTTTCAGTTGCTCCACTTGCTTTTGCTCCACCATCTACAACTGATTGGCCTAATGTAGCCATTCCTTCCTTTGCAGTCTTAGCTGCATTGGCAATATCTTGATTTAATGGATCTAAATTTAATCCAACCCCTAAAGCTAATATGTTACTACTATTTTTTGCCATTTATATATTAGTTGGGAAATGCCCACTTGCATCTTTTAAATCTTCTTTTATATCAATTTCTTTTACCTCAAATAATTGAAAGTATTTTTCAATTTCAATTTTCTTTTGTGCTGTTTGTATTTCAGCAAAAGCATAAGCTAATCTTTTATTTAAATTATTTGTAGTTTGTGTGTTCCATAAATCATTATGCTTCCAACCAATGCAACTAAATACAAAATAATCAATTGAAGCTTCACTTAACTTTATTTCATCCCAACCCAATATACCATAAGCAAATGATTTTACATCATCATAACTTAAATTACCACCAAGTAAACTAGTTAATTGGTGGTTATCTCGTTTGGGCTTACAATGGTTTGAAGCTTGATAATTTCATTTTGAAATTCAGCACCAAATTTGTACAAATCATTAATTGATTCTATTTTGTCATCCGCTTCAACTTCGCCTAATCCTTCACTCAATTGAATACAGCTACTAACAAATTTCCAATATTTATTTTGATCGTAATCATTTAGCTCAACTAATTCATCATTGGCATATTCTTTTTGTGTTAAAACTGCTTTTTGCATAGTTTCATCTAACTCAGAAAACAATACTTTTTTAGTTTCAAAACAACTAGAAATATAGCTTAATAATTCGCTTGCATTTTTCACGTTAAGCAACTCCATTAGCTGCTTAACGTGTTTCATTTTCAATGCGTTCATAATTAAACTGTTCCTATTGTTACTGCTCCAGTTATTGCGAAAGTTAATGAACAAGTTATCTTGTCATCATTTGCACTCTTTACAGCACAATCTGAAACATATAAATTTCCACTAAACTTAATATCACCAGCAGTTGCGCTTAATGAATAAGTGAAAGCCAATAAAGTACCTGCATTCCAAGCATCAATAGCATCTTTAAAATACCAATCAGTTGGTGAGCCTGGCTTTGTTTCAAATATGATTTCTGCGCTTGCAGTACGTTCTTTTAAACCCGGCATTACTTCTTTATTACCTGCACTTGTTTTGCTTGTAATATCAATCATTGCCAATTTCAAACCAAAATCCTCAGATGTTACTTGGTTTATTAATTTTGTTGCAAGTGTGAATCTTGCATTATTTCCATTTGATGCCATTGTTATATTTATTTAATTTTTTTATACGTTACTTATTGTTTGCACTCCAGTTCCCATAAATGAGCAGCTAAATGTTTCTGCTTCATCGTTAGAACTTTTTATTGTTAAATCAGATATATAACCTTCATAACTTTGTTTAAAATCCAATGCTAAAAAATCTGAATATAATAAAGTTACTTTTGTTTTCGCTTCTGCTATAGTTTGCAAGTCTAATAAAGTTACTTGGCTTCCTTTGTAACTAGTTGCAACTGTGTTCTCTTCAACTTGTGGCCCAAATAAAGTAACTGTTGTAGCACTTACTTTGTTTACTGCAGCAAATATTGTAGTAGTAGAAGCTAAAGTATAAACTGCTTCATAACGTGTCCAAGTGCTTGATAAAGTAATGGTTGAACTTGTAGTGCTACCTACTGAATCACCAACTTGAATTGTAACTGTTCCTGTTCCTTTTAATGATATTGAAAATACTACTTTATCACCAATAGCTAATACACTTGGTGCTGTGGCAAATGTTTGTTTAATTTGCGTGCCTGTTCCAAAAGTATAAGTTTGCGCTAAGATTTGATTACTTTCATTCGCAACCTTAGTTCCACTTATTGCACCTGTTCCGCCTTTTGTCCAAATAGCATTATCAAAAGCCTCAGGCCATTGTAATAAATAGTTAATCCACTTGTGCAAATTCCTTCCATTGAGCAAGATCCTTCCTTTAATCCTGGCTGAACTTCTTTGTTACCACTTGAATCCTTTGTAGTAATGTCTATCATTGCCATTTTACTAGCAAAATCATTGCTTTTTGTTAAGGCTATTCTTTGTCCGTTAACATATAATCCTAAATAATTTCCTGATACTGCCATATTTTTATAATTGTATTGTAATATAATAATCTTGTTGTAACATATAAACCCCATCCACCGCACTATTATCGTTAAATATATCACGTTCATCTTCAAAAGTAATCCTTTGTACTGTAAAACCTGCAATAGTTCCACTCGCACCATCCATACTCGTTCTAACCGCATCAGCAATGGATTGCACCGAACTTAATGAAGTTGCAAGCATACTTAACTGAAACCTCATTTTATACCACCCAGTATTACCTTCTTTGCTTTGTAAACTTGGTTTACTTATACTTTCGTAAATAATATAAGGATAAACATCAGTATCCGCAGCTCGCATTGGTCTAATTCTAGTGCTTACTAAATTAGTAACACCAACTGTATTAACCAATTTATTATAGACTATATTTCCTGCGTTACTTGTACTCATATTACTTAATTTTTATTCCTTGTTTTTCGCACTCTTCAAATATTATTGATTGAGCCCCTTCATATATCATTTTTAAAATTTGATTGCCATATAAATCGTGAACTGGTCTTAAAAATGGTTTATCGCCTTTCATTCTACCAGTGTACTTTCCTGCATATGGTTTCCATTTATGTGGCCCTTTAAACTTTTGCGAACCACCACTTTTTCTAGTAAAATCTCCTGCCAATAATCCTTTTTTCATATAGCGTTCCTTAGTGCCATACTCAATAAAATGTGCGTGATATCCACCACCTTGCCCATTGTAAATTCTATAATCAGGGCCTATCCAAATAAAGTTAGGATTTTTTTTGCTTACAAAAGTCCTAATTGAATCACGTAACATTCCACTTGCCACAGTTCCATTGCTAATAATTTGATTTTTCATTAAAGCTTCAACTTCTTGACCTGCTTTTGAAATTATATCGTGAAAAAAATAATTATTATTCCCTGTAACCGATTTTAATTGCCTAATCAATCCGCCTATATCTTCTTTTTCAGTCCAAACACGAATAGCACCACTACTTTTTCCACCTCTTCGTGAATCTTGTCTATTGCTTATTTGCCTTTGAAACGTTCCCATTATCCAATCCTTTCAACTCCACTTAACCTCGTTACTGTTCTGCGTTGAAACTCAACTGCATCAACTATACCTGTTATTTGATACATTTGGCCTTCAATTCGCATTAACCAACTATTTGTTACACTTAATGCATCAATATCAGCCCACCTACAATCAACTGTAGTAGTTGTATTGCTTTGGCGTTGCATATCATTAAAAGCTTCATTATTTGCCCTATTATTTACGTAACAAAATATAGTAGCAGTAGCAGTTCCTGAATATGACTGTGCAACCTCACCACTGTTTGAATCAGTAGTAACAATTGGAGCAAAAAGCTCACAAGTCATATCAAATTTACCGCTAATAATATTCACTAGTAATTTACTATAATATTAGTTGCTGTTGTTGCTGTTGCATTTACTCTTCTAACCGCTACAGGAAAGAAACCAACAGGAACTGATTTGTAAAGAACTGCGGTTGGTGAACCTGCATAATCATCAAAATGAATTACAGTTAAATCACCACTAACACCTACGTACAAAGTACCAGGATTAGTTAAAAATGTCGTATCGCTTGGAGTTACAGTTGCTCCTTGTGTTGCTATTTGTTTAATCATATCGATCTGTTATATTTATTATTTTCTATGTCTAATAAAGTATAAACTCCAAATGGAATTTCACTTAATGTTTGTGATTGAGCTTGCTGCTTATTGTCGTACAAATGGCCAATAATTAATAGCATTGCACTTTTATAAGTTTGTGGAATTAATGCAGCACTTGTGTAACCGCAAACTACTCTAACTTTAAAAGCATTTAATGTATCTTTTATACTTGGAATACTATCTAATTTTACTCTACAGGGTGAATTTAACAAATCAGTTACATATAATGTGCTACTAATTGTTTGCTCAGTTCCATTTAAATCTAAATACTTTACACTTGTAACAGATTGCACTGGAGCTTTATTAATCATAATTGTTCTATCAATAATAGTATCAAATACTACATCAATAGTTTGTGTCATTAATGGCCTCCAAGTATAGCCTTCAACAAATTGGCGAGCTGCTGTAATTAATGCAGTAATAAGCGCATCTTCAACTGAGTTATTTACTCTCAAATGAAGTTTAGCTTCTGCCAATGTAATTGGCTCTGCTGATGGTGCTGTTATTACTACGTATGTTTCCAATTACTTTACTGCTTTTTTAATTGTTTTTACTTCAACTTTTACTGCTTTTTCAATCTTAACTGCAAAACCTAATTCAACTAATTCATTAGCTTGATTTTCGTTAATTGTTGCCAATTCGCCAATATGATAACCTAAACCAAATCCGATCGGACTTTTTATAAATTGTATTTCCATTTTGAAGCGTGGGGCGGTATCGAGCCGCCCTACTTCCATTCACGCTTAATTACTGTTTAAACAGTTGTTGCGTCTAGTATAGCTGCGAATGCTGCTGGTTGTTTAACCGCAACACCTACGTATTGTGACATAACGATTCTAGTTTTACCGCCGATTGCTTGTGAAGCAGGATCAATAACTAAATCTATTCCACCGTATTGGCCTATTACTAAATTTTCAAAATCACCATAGATAATTGCTGAACAAGTACCTGAAGTTGAACCTTTAGTTAATGTAGAAGGTACATTTGAAGTGCTGTAAGTTTCTTTACCTGCAATTTGCTCAGGCTGGCCCATAAAGTAGTTCATATAAGGCATAATCATTGCACCACTACCTGAATCAATTACAGTTTGCTTTAATTTAGCTACAACTTTAGGATTTACTAAGAATTTACCATTCATTCCTGCATTAGCTGTTTCAACAACTTGGATTAATTCAAGAATCTTAGCTAAAGTTGGCGCACCACCATTAGTTCCGATTGCTACTGATCCAATTCCACTTGTTCCCAATAAACCTGTAGGTTGTCCTGATGAACCTGAACCATTAATAGCTGCTGCTTCAATTGCTACTGCAAAAGCTTTCATAAATGATTGTACTGTGTAGTTTTGAATACTGAAATTATCTTGTAACAATAATTGCTTAGATAAATCAACATAAGCAGTTAAACGCTTAGGAGAAATAGAACGACTTGCTGTAGTAGGATCACCTGCAGCTGCATCAGCAACTTCAGTAGCCCAACCTGCAGTAACACCTGCACTAAATCCAGTTAAATCAGTGTTAGCTGCTAAGCCTTCTAATTTAATTGCACCTAATTGAGGTAAAACAGTTTTTGCATACAAAGCATCAAAGAATCCAACTTTGTCAGTAGCAATAAAGTTACCACCTGCAGTAGATGAACCTGCGCTCATTGTTCTGTTTTCAACAGTTAAGAATTTGTTTGATAAGTACAAACCATCACCCATAGAACCTAAAGCTCTTTTTTCTTTAGCTGATTCTTGCAACATTTCTTTTTCAAGACCTGTGATTGCGTTTTCATCGCCACGTGATAAACTTAATTCACGTACTAATTTACCAAATGAAAAGTTAGCAATTTCTCTTTTTTCTTTGCTATCACCTTCAGCAGTTTTTCTACCTTCAACATTTGACTTAGCAAATTTTTCTCTTAATTCTGCATCTTTGATTTGTGCATCAAAAGCAGTTACATCAGTTTCAATTGATCTTAAAGT